CCTAATATGGTTTACGAGAAGGCTGACCCAACCCGTCTCTTAGTTAACGTGCCACCTGAGCACGCCAAGAGTACCGTCATAACCGTAAACTATTCTACATATCGTATCGCTCTCAATCCTAACGTCCGCATTATCGTGGTTTCTAAAACGCTAGTCAAAGCACGTGAGTTCGTGTACGCCATCAAGCAGAGGCTCTCCCATCCACGCTGGTTAAAGTTGCAAACAACTTTTGGCCCTGAAGGTGGTTGGAAAGAAGATTCAGACACTTGGCGAGTTGACACCGTTTATCTTGGGAGCGATGCTAGAAATTCTAGCGAGAAAGACCCCACCATCCAGGCGCTTGGTATGGGTGGGCAAATTTATGGAGCACGTGCTGACCTCATCATTCTTGATGACTGCATCACTACGGCTAACGCCCATGAGTGGGAAAAACAAATCAACTGGCTACAAAAAGAAGTTATTACCCGTCTGGGTAAAAACGGTAAGTTACTAATCGTTGGGACACGAATTGCATCGCAAGACTTCTACAAAGAACTCCGTGAGACCAAGCACTGGTCTAGTGGTAAAAGCCCTTTTACTTATATGGGCATGCCTGCTGTTTTGGAATATTCGGAAGACCCTAAAGACTGGAAAACCCTCTGGCCAAAATCAGACATAGCCTGGGATGGCGACTCTGATGTTCCTGACGAAGATGGACTATTTCCTAAATGGGATGGCTTAGCATTAAAGAGAAGACGCAGTGAGGTAACACCATCAACATGGGCCTTAGTGTATCAACAGGAGGATGTCGAAGAAGATTCTATCTTCCCACCCGCCTTGGTGCAAGGCAGTACTAATGGTTTAAGAAAGAAAGGTCCGTTGCGCCAAGGGGCGGTGGGACATCCTCCTAATGTTGAAGGTTATACAATTATTGGATTCGACCCTGCTATGGGAGATAAAGCCCATGCTGGCTTTGTAGTAGTTACTTATAACAGAATAGATTCTAGGATATATGTTTTAGATTGTATTAATATGGGTGAACCTAATCCACAAAAAATTAGAAGTACGATAGAAGAACTTGTATTGAAATACAAGCCACAAGAATTAAGAGTAGAAATCAACGCCCATCAAAAAGCCTACTCATTAGATGAAGACTTGCGACAATGGTTAAGTATGCATGGTGCAAGACTTGAATCCCATGTTACTAATAAAAATAAATGGGATGCAGCATTTGGTGTAGCCTCTATGTCTACCCTCTTTGGAACTATGCGAGAAGAAAAGTTCCAAAAGAATAACATGATTGAACTACCATCAACTGTAGATTCTGAAGGACTTAAGTCCCTTACTCAACAGTTAATTACTTGGAAGCCAAACACTAGAGGTAAGACCGACTGTGTTATGGCACTATGGTTCGCTGTGCTTAGAGCACGGGAGTTTATGCAACAAACAAATCACTTGCAAAAGTTTTCATCTAATCGATGGACAACTAGAGCACAGTCAGCACAAAGATATACAATCAACTTAGATGAAGCCTTTTCAGAACAATGGGCTGACCAATATGGATAGGACTTAAATGTTATCAGTATCCCAAATATCTGCAAGGGTAGAGTCTTTACGCTCACGTTCAGTAGACCGAGACCGTAGACAACTAGACGTTCTTGCTGTTCGTAAAGGACAGATATCACAGGTATACCCTGAGTTCTTTCCAGAGGGTGTAGATGCTAACGTAGTAGCAAACTTTATTGACATTGTTGCCCGTGACCTATCTGAGGTAATGGCTCCACTACCAGCAATAAATTGTTCTGCAGCCAATCAGGTATCTGATAGAGCAAGAACCTTTGCTGATAAGCGTACTCGTATTGCAACAAATTATTTTAGTAATTCAGATTTACAAGTACAGATGTATCAAGGTGCAGACCAATACATCACATTCGGTTTCGTCCCATTCATTGTTGAATTAGACGAAGAAGCAGGGCTGCCACGTATACGCATAGAAAGTCCAATTGGGGCTTACCCAGAATTTGACCGCTATGGACGTTGCATTGCCTTCGCAAAAAAATACTCACTTACACTTGCTGAACTAGTTTCACAGTATCCTGAGTTTGAAATCCAACTATTAGGTGCTGACCGTTATGAGCAGAACCTAGATGCACGTATTGACCTTATTCGTTATTACGATAAAGACCAATCAACCATCTTTATTCCATCACGGAATAATTTAGTTTTATCTCAAGCAAAAAATCCACTTGGTAAAATGCAAGTGGTAATAGCAAAACGTCCATCAGTAGATGGTGAGATGCGTGGTCAATTTGATGACGTACTAGGTATCCAACTGCTTCGCAATAGGTTCGCATTACTTGCGATGGAAGCAGCAGAAAAATCAGTACAGGCACCAATTGTTGTACCAGGCGATGTTCAAGAACTGCAGTTGGGTGGAGATGCAATTATCCGCACCAACTCACCAGCAGGTGTGCGCCGTGTAGATTTAAATATTCCACCAGGTGCATTCACTGAGCAACAAGTATTACTTAACGAGTTGCGTACTGGAACACGTTATCCAGAATCAAGAACTGGAAACATTGATGCATCAATAATCACGGGACAAGGCGTGCAAGCGCTTATGGGTGGCTTTGATACACAGGTTAAATCAGCACAAGCAATCTTTGCTTCTGCTCTTAAAGATGTTATTTCCGTCTGCTTTGAGATGGATGAAAAATTATTTAACTTTACAAAAACAATTCGTGGTGTAGATGCTGGTTCACCTTACTCACTTGAGTACACACCATCAAAAGATATTAAAGCAGATTACACAGCCGATGTTCGCTATGGCATGCTTGCTGGTCTTAACCCAGCGCAGGGACTTATCTTCATGCTACAAGCACTTGGCGGTAAATTAATTTCTAAAGACATGGCTATGCGTGAGTTACCATTTGGTATTAACGTAACTCAAGAACAAGAAAAAATTGAAATAGAAGATATGCGAACTGCTCTAATTGGAGCAATGCAGGCTTACTCTCAAGCAATACCACAGATGGCAATTCAGGGACAAGACCCAACGCAGATTGTTAAAAAAATAGCAGAGGTTATTAAAGCACGTCAAAAGGGTAGAACCCTTGAAGATGCAATAGAAGACATCTTTGCACCAGAATTGCCTCCTGCTGGCGAACAAGAAATGGTTGAGCAAACGTCCCCTGCTCCCGAGCAGCCAGTAGGAGGTCCTACTTCAATGCCACCACAGGGTCAAGAGGCTACTCCAGATATTCAAAGTTTACTTTCTAGTTTAAGTTCAACTGGTAAAGGAACGGCTAGTGCAAGGCGTGTAATTAGAAGATAACTTAGTGGGGGACTATGACTGCAATCGTTGGTATTCAGGGCAAAGGTTGGGCTGTTATAGGAGCAGACTCAATGACTACATATACAGATAGACCTTATGTAGCAAAAGGTTGCGACAAGATAGTTAAAGTTGGAGAGTACTTAGTTGCAGTAGCGGGTGATGCTATTGCAGGAGATATTCTTAATAACTTATGGCAACCACCTAAAGTAATTAAAACGCAAGACCCAGATAGATTTATGATGATTAGAGTATTGCCATCTATAAAGCAAACTTTAACTGATGCAGGTTATGACCCAGCACCAAAAAATAAGAATGATGATGACTCTGGGTGGGATGCATTAATTTGTTTTAATGGAAAGTTATATCAAGTTAGTGATGACTATGGATATATGCGAGATGATAAAGGTTTTTATGGTATTGGCACAGGTGGTGGATTAGCCCTTGGTGCATTAGTATCAATGGAATCTGAAACTAAAACACATGCTAAAGCAACAAGTGCAGCAAAAAAAGCAATTAACATAGCAATCCAATACAACATATGGTGTGGTGGAACCGCAAATATTAAAACACAATTTACTAAGTAGGAGATATTATGTCAATGATGGAGCAAGGTGGATATAGAAAACCGACTAACCCAGCCCCAGTATCAGGCCCTGGTGCTCTTAGCCAGCGTACTGACGGGGGTCCAACACAACCCGCAACTTATATCTCAGGATTACCGCAAGGAGAAGGACAAGCAACTTACGACCAACAATTAGCAGCGCCTATGATGGGTGCTGTAAAAATGTCAGATATTGAAAGCGCACCAGTTGTTACTGACTTATCTGCACCAACAGAATTTCCTAACGAGCCAATACATCATGGAGCATCATGGGGAGATAGTCCAACTATAAACCCTAACTCTCTTGGTGGAATTGGTGCTACTAATCCAACAAATGTAATTTTTAGAATGATGAGTAGTGACCCATCTGGTAAATTAGAGGCATTATATAACAGATTGAATATGTCTTAATGTCATTTAACTCTCCATCAACACCGTTACCGCCATTAAACGATAACCCATTTAACCCAACACTTGCATCTGCTGACCCATTAATGTATGCAGCAACAGGTGCTGGTTCATGGACACAACAAGAAGCGGTAGTTGTTACTAACCTATTAAGTTATTTGTCATTAGATAGTGATTTGGTAAAAAATAAAGATATAGGAAAAGCAAGAAAAAAATATAATTCTTTAGATAAAGATACAAAAGAATTTTTAAAGTTTTTAAATCCAGAAGCAGATTATCAACAACAACCTAAAAATATTTTTAGAAAATTTGGTGAAGCAGTTGTTAGTCAAGCAACTGAACCATTTAGGTCTACTTTAGATAAACTTGAACAATTTGGTAAAGGTGTAAAATCTGTTTATAAATTAGGTGCAGCCATAGGTGAACCTGAAGTAATAAATGAAATAAATAGATTAACTGGTGGAACCCCATCAACTGCGGAAAATTTTAAAAAATCATTACCTAATAAATCTTGGTCTGATATTTATGAAGGTAAAAATTCATGGCGTGAGTCAAGCATTAAAGAACTTGAAAATAAATATGGGTCTGCTGCATCTTATTTAGCCAGAAAATTAATTGATGGTGTAAAGCCAAGTGATATTTTAAGAGAGTATGGCGAGATTGATGCGCCATTAACTAAAGCCTTTCAAGATTTTGCATCTCAAAGTGATGACTGGAAAAAACTTTATGCAGAGCATAAGGGTCAACAAATTAATCCAGGCAATGATATAACTAACTTTTTAAATAAAACACTTCCTCCTAAAGATTTAGGAACTGTTGGTGATTTTATTAAGAATACTGTTGGTACGCTTCCATTTGTACTAGTACCAGTAGCAGAAGAAAATAGATGGGCAGTTAAAAATATTAACCCATTTACTTTTAGAGAAAATGAATGGGCATCACCATCTGGTCAAATTAACGTTGCTTATACAATACTTAGCGACCCACTTACTTGGCTAACTGGTGGTTCAACTAAATCATTAATGGCTGGACAAAGATTAGCGCAAGAAGTTTATGCTGGTAGAACAGTCGATAGAGTTGCTGAATTATTTAATAAACCAGAATTTAATACAAAAATATCTAAAGTTGCAGATGAAATTAATCAACTTAGAGCAGCAACTGAAGCCGAAGATTTTGCTCAAGCAGGATTAATTAGAACTCGTATAGCAACATTGCATCCAGAGTATGACAACGATGGATTGATTAATCATTTAATGACCACTAAAGTTTTAGATGATAATTTAAATGAGGTTTCAATTACTGACCTTAATACAATGCAAAAGTTTTTTGAGCGTGGAGAAAACGTATCATATCTTACTGATTTAAAAATTAATGGTATAATTCAACAAAGAGCACATAACATTGCGTTAGAACGCAGAACAAGAGCCTTTACCGATAAAGGAAAAGTATTATTTGATGAGTTAGTAAATGGTGTTGATGCTGCTGTTTTAGCGGGTAAGAAACCTATACCAAAAGAAGCAACTAAAACATTAGAAGCATGGGAAAATTTTGTTCTTAAAGATATTGATTTAAATAAACTTGTTCAACCCGATGATGATATTATTAAAACATTAACTTTACAAAAAAATAGACTTACTAAATTATATAATAAAACATTTGCAAAGATGCCAGCAAATAGTGTAATTTATCATCAAGATGAATTTGTTAATATTACTCAATCATTAGATAACTTTAGACAATTAGCAAGATTTTTAATTGGTGATAAATTAGTTGCTAATATGGTTACTCAAAGATTTCAATCTAGAAGTCCAGAAGAAAGATTACATACCATCAAGGTAATGTACAATATGTATCTTGATAAAATTGGTATGGGTTCTACACCAGATGGTTTAACTGCAAAGCGTGCATACCTAGAAGGAATTTTTGGTTCAGAGTTTGGTTTAAGACCAGTCATCAACATGACTATTCCTAAGCACATGGATAATTCTAGTTTAGGGTCTACAGATGTTGGACAATCTTTAGCCCCTGCTGCTAGCCAAATTTTTCACACAACACCAGGAATATCAATGATTCCATTTGATGATGTTCTTAAAGAAGTTTATGATTTAAAAGGTGGTATTCGTGCTGGAACACTTAAACAACTAGCAGCATTTTCAACTTATAACTCCGCCATGCGTGTTATTCAAACTGGTTGGACTGGTTTAGTATTGCTTCCTAAAGTTGGAACAAAAAATGCTTTTGATAATTTTACTGTTGGTGTTTTAGTACTTGGACCAGATGAATTAATTAGTATCTTTAGTGGTAAAGGTAAAAAATTAAGTAAAACATTACAGGCATATACTGCTAATAAACAGACACAAGGAATGCTTAAAGGTAGATTTCTTAGTTTAATTAAAAAAAATCCAGCAGAATCTATTAGTGCTGCTGAAAGAAAAAGACTTCGTGGGTTTCAAGATGTAGAAAGAATAGTTGAATTAGAAAATGGTAGAAAAATAAAAATTAAAACAACACTTCCATTGTCAGAAGTGTTTGAAGGTTCACTTGCAAAAAGAATTGCAAGTGTATCAATAGCAAAATACGGTGATTTAGATGCTGAAGATTCTAAACATTTTGCTACTTTTCTTTCTAACAACTCCCATGCTGTTGACGGCATTACACAATCTTCAGTTGCTGCAACATTTGCTAATCAAATAGTTGATGGTGGAATTGCTGATGAAGTTTTTGGTAAATCTTCTTGGGCTTTAGCACTTGAAGAGGCTGGTAGAACACAAACTGGCAAATATGTTATAGATTCATATAATGTTATTAGCGATGCCAATAGAGTATTAGCGCATATGGCTACATTTCGTCAACACTTTGCTTTTAACAAAAAAGGAAATGTAGATTTTGGTGCAGCATTTGTTGAAAACAATGGTTTAAAAACAGCCGATGATGTTGAAAATTATGTTACTCAACTTATGGGCAAGGTTGGTTGGATTAAAAAAGACGGCAAATATGTTGCCAGGGGCGAAGGTGTTAAGCGTGGTAAAAACGGTCAAGTAATTGTTGACGATAAAAAATCTTTAGAAAGTATTAAAAATTTTAATGGACTGTTTCTTAAATCTTCTATATTAAAACAAGAAGGTAAAACAGAAGCAGACATAACTGAAAGCATTATTCGTGGAAGTATGGCTGAATTATACAATGTATTTCATGGTAGTGCTGGTAAATTTAATCAAGATTTCTTAGATTTAATAAAGATGAAAATACAGATTGTTCAAAAAACTTTAGGTAAAGATGTTAAAGGTGAATCTGAATTACAGAAAGCATTACGTTTAAGTAATCTTAAAGAACAATCTACTATTACTTATCAAGTAGATAATTTAACTGTTGATGAATTTAGAGAAATTACTAAAGATTTTCCAATTGAAGGTACCTTAAAAACAGATATTGATTTTCAAGAACTTGGATTTAAACCAGATTCAATATATAAAAAATTTACTACTATCCCATGGGAAATCATGGATAGACAAATGGTTGACCTTTATAGTTCTGATATATATCTTATTAAGGTTTTACAAAATCGTAAACTTACTAAGAATTTTGAAAACAAAATGGTTAGTGATATTATTCAAGACACCTTAAGACTTAATAAAGGCGAGAAGGTTGACCTAGATTTAATTACTGCTCAAGCAGAATTACAGGCTGATTCTTATTTTGATAATCTAGCACAAGCCAATGCTCAAAATGAAGTATTAATGTATATAGATAATCCAGCAATTAAGAATCAACTTGATTTTAATACAAGAGTAGTTGGTAGATTTATTCGTGCTACTAATGATTATGCTAGACGTATGGTTCGCTATATAAGTCAAAACCCAGATAAGGTTGCTTATAGAGGCGGCATGTATGTTCATGCCTCAAATGGCAGTGGTATGGTTTATGAAGACCAAGATGGAAATCAATACATTCTTGTTCCTAATGATGGAGTTTTCTGGAGGAATGTTGCACCAGTAATGGCATCTGTTTCTAATCCACTCACAGCAATAGGTGGAGTATACAGAGGAATAGTAGATGAAGACTGGAGTTTTTTCAAACAACCAGATTGGAATCAATACACCGCTAAGATTTCTTTCTTAAACCCATCTTATTCCGAGGGTGCTGGTGTTTGGTCTCTCGTTGGTCCTACTATGGCTATACCAACACTAGCAACAAAGGCTTTATTAACTACAACAGGACAAGCATTAGATGTTAAAGAGGTAGTTCAGTTTGCTGAAAATATAGATAACTGGATTCTTGGCCCAAGTAGTGATAATACAAACTGGGTAAGGGCTTTAGTTCCAGGAAGTTTAATGAACACTTGGGCGCAAATACCAGGTGGACAAAAAACTGGTCTTGAGGCAAACATAGTTATGCAGGCTGCTGCAGCATTGCAATTTAATCCAGCAACTAGGGTAAGTGGTGCAGACCTTCAAGACCCAATTAAAATGGATTTATGGTATAAAAGATTAAGAATTGCTGCACATAATATTGTAGCAATACGTTCTTCTTTTAATACTTTATCTCCAATTCCATTGGGTAATACACAAGCAGATATTCCAAGTGAATTAAGAAAACAGGGTATAGTTTCTCTTAATCAATATTGGGGCGAAGTTATTCGTGGCGTAACTATTAACAATTCAGAAAA